TAGCGGTACTTGTGATTGGACTTCTCGGACATGAAGCCCACCGCGTAGTAGGGCGGCGTGTCGCTGGCGCTGCGGATAAGCACGCCATTGTCGTCGATCTTGTTGCCGAAGACCTTCTCCTGGATGGTCAGCGGGATGTCCGCCATCTTCGTCTTGAAGGTCAGCTCGGGGTCGGGATACAGGACATCGAACTCGATGTCGTCGGCGTACTGAACGTCCGGGTCGGCGTTCTGGGGCTCCACAGAAGCCTCAATCGCACCGGCCACCAGCTGCAGGTCGCCATAGGTCAGGGTCTCTTCGGTGTCGGTGACCAGCTCGGCGATCACCATGTTCTTCAGGCCGACCGTGCTGGACACAGTCGGGGAAGCAGCGGGATTAGCCATAATGCTCTCCTCCTTATTCAGGGTCGTTTGGATATTTCATCTTCCAGCACACGGCGAATCTCGCCGTATGCGTCCTCCGCCCGAGCGTCGAATGCCGGGCGCACAAAGGGGTGTGGCGGAGCAGGCCCCGGCCCGCCGTGGCCGTATTCCACCGGGTTGCTGTAGTAGGCGCTCTTCTCCTTGACATGAACGCCTATGGTCACCTGTTTGCCGCCTCCGTCTCTGGCCTTTACCTTTGAGGTGTGAATGGAGCCGTGCAGAGCGCCGGTGATGATCTTCGGGTCGCTGGAGGCGTTGGCAAGCATCTGCTGCTCCACCGGGACGGCACCGGCCTGCAGCGCCCGATCCACACCGGGGCCGTTGTCCAGGTCAGCCGCCATGCCCGCCAGATCAGCGATGAGCTCGGAAAAGCCAGTCAACTCAACGGCCATAGTCCACCTCCTCGAACCACACCCATGTCCACTGCACCGTGTAGGTCTTGGTGGGTGGGTCATACGCGGGGTGATTGTAACCCTTGTCCGACTCCTCCAGCATCCCGAAGCCGTAGCCGAACATCGCCTGCCGGATGGTCTCCGCCATCTCCGTGGGGTCGATGTCGCTCCACAGGTTCAGGTAGACGTAGGTGCGCAGAGCGCGAACATGATCGTCGTAATGCTCCGCCTCCGTGGTGGTGGAAGAGTACACGACGTATTGAAGCGGCGGGTTCTGATTCTCCGTGGTAGCCCGCCAGATGCCCGCCATGACCGGGATGCCGATGTTGGCGAGGGCTTCCTGTACCTGCCTCATCCGCTCACGCCCTTTGCGATGCTGGCCTTCAGGCCAAGATAATTGTGGGAAAAGCCGTACACGCCCAGCGTGGAAATGTCCCACTTTTCATCCTCGAACCGCACCCACATGCCGGGTTTCACATCGGAGCGCCACCGGATCGTGAAGTTCACCACCGCCTCGGTGTTCATGACATCGGCAGAGCGGTAATGCTGGTTACCGGCATCCGTGGCGGATGCCCACACCCGGCAGAGCACCACGTCCCTGGGCTCCGGGTAGCCGTTGGCGTTTACCTCGTTGACGGTGTAGCCGATCTCGATCATGTGCTTCAGATCCCCAGGATGCGGATTGCCTTCAAAGTTTTTGTATCCTCGCAAGGCGTCTCACCTCCTCAGAACATCTTCTCCGGATCGCGGTACGGGTACAGCAGGCTGTCAAAGGCCATGCGCGTGGCCTTGTAGGTGGTCATGTCGGGGATGTCCCGGTTCTCGTAGTAGAAGCTGGTCATGAGGATGACGGCCAGTCGGACGGGCTGCGGGACTTCGGGCACATTACCTTCCTCGTCGGGCTCGGGTTCAAACGATACCCGGCAGTAGTCCTCCGCAGCCGTCTGCGCCTGGGCGATCAGCCCAGCGATGTAGTCGTCCTCCTCATCGTGCTGGATGCGCAGATGGGTTTTCACCTCATCGACGGTGACGATCATCAGCCATCACCGCCCCCGGAAGCAGTCGCCTCCATGAGACCGGCAGCACGCAGAGCGGCCAGCAGCGTATTGAAGTTCTCCTTCAGGGCGGCGATGGTGGTCGCCTCGCTGTCGGCCTGGGCAGCGGCGGGCGTGACGCCATCCGCAGAGAGTACGCCGTCGGTGATCGTCAGGCCAGAGCCGACCTTGACGCCGCCCAGCGTACTGGCGCTGGCCGTGGGCAGGGTGTAGCTGCCGCCGCCACCGCCGCCGGGAAAGTTCTCCACCTCCGCGCCTTCCAGGAAGGTCAGCTTGCCGCCGATGACCAGCTCACCACCGCCGTGGGCCATGTAGTTCTTGGTGTTATGGGTATTGGGCATTTCATTTTCCTCCCTTCATAAAGGGAGCCACAAAGGTGCTGTGGCTCCCAGGATCGCTTACGCCTGCTGCAGCACCTGCACAGCCTCGGCCAGAATCAGCTTGCCGTCCACGCGCTGGGACGCGAGGAAGCCCACCTGACCGGTCGGAGCGTAGAGCTCGTTCAGACGCTTGAAGCTGCGGCCTTCGCGGTCGGCGACCCAGTAGTAGCCCATGTCGCCGAACAGGATGGTCTTGTTGCCGGTCGCCAGCGTCGGCATGAAGCCGGAGGTTACCACGGGCCGGTTCAGGATGGTGTCGGGCGTGTTCGCGGTGACGGACGGCTGCCAGATGTAGTCGCCCGCGCCGTTCTTCAGCTTCCTGAGCGCCTTCACGGTGCTGTCGTTCATGATGAACACGGCGTTGCGACGGTACGGGGTGCGCAGGCTGTGGTACAGATCCATGACCTCATCAAAGGTCACGGCATCCGCCTTCGCAGCGGTCACACCGACCTGAGCGCCGCCGGTCGCGGCGAGGATGCCCAGGGGCCTGCCGGTGCCGTTGCCGGTGAAGAAGGCTTCCTCCTCGGCAGCGCCAATGCGCCGGGCAAACTCACGGGCGATGTAGGACGGGATGTCGAACACGGAGTCGTTGAGCAGTTCCTCGGACACCTTGATCATGGTGGCCAGCTTGTACGCCCCGATGGACACCTGACCGAAGGCGTCGTCGCTCTCGGGGTACTGCTGTTCCTCATCGATCCAGCTCGCCGTGCCCTTGCTGGTGACCACGGGGATCTTCCGGTCGCCACTGGAGGTGTGGATGACGTGGGCCAGCTGACGGAAGATGTTCTGCTCCTGCAGCGCTTCGATCAGGGTCTTTTCGTACTCATCCGGCACAAGGTACCCACCCTCGGTGTCCGTGCCGACCTGCAAAGCGTTCAGCACCTCGTGGGGCACGGACTTGGAGCGCATCATGCGCCAGAAGGAGCCGCTGTAATCCTGGGTGCCGCGCCCGGTCTTGGACTTGGGATTGTCGTCGCCGGGAGCCGCGCCGGGGACGGATGCCAGGGGCTTGCTGGTGGGCTTGGACATCTCCACGTCCAGCGCCTCCAGCTTTTCGAGCCGCATGACCTCCTTGCCCAGGCGGTCGATGTCGTCGATCATCTTGTTGTAGATGGCGTCATCCTCGGCGGACAGGGTGCCGTCATTGCCGCGATGACTGTCCAGAAACGCCTTGGCAGCGTTCCAGGTCTGTACGCGCTTTTCGCGCAGTTCCATAAGTTCACGCATTGTGATGTACCTCCTTACAGGTATTTCAAAAGGTTGAGCTTGGTCATGTGCCAGTCGGGTTCACGGGGAGCGGGCTTTTCCTCGGGAGCAGGCTCGTCAGGCACCTTCGCCATAACCCTGTTCATCAGGGCCGTGACCGCCGATTTCCGTGCAAAAGAAAAGCCCGACGCATTGTCGGGTTCATCCTCCGGGGAATAGAGCACTTCGTCGCAGAAGCCCAGCTCCTTCGCCTTGTGCGCGGACATCCACGTTTCGCTGTCCATCAGGTGGGCCAACTTCACACGGGACAGCCCGGTCTTGATCTCGTAGGCGTTGATGATGCTTTCCTTCACCTCGTCCAGCAGCTGGATGGCGCGGCGCATTTCATCGCTGTCGCCCATGGCCATGGTGAAAGGGTTGTGGATCATCATCATGCTGGTGGGGCTCATGCACACCTTCGTGCCCGCCATGGCGATGACACTGGCAGCCGACGCCGCCATGCCATCGATCTGGACGGTCACGTCGTGGGGATAGTCCATGAGCATGGTGTAGATCTGGCTGGCCGCGATGCAGTCGCCGCCGGGGGAGTTGATGTGGAGCGTGATCGGCCCGCTGCCGGAGAAGAGCTCCTCCTTAAAGGCTGCGGGGGTGATCTCATCCTCGAACCAGCTTTCTTCGGCGATCACGCCGTTGAGATACAGGGTGCGGGTCTCATCCTCGTTGCGCACCCAATTCCAGAAACGCTTCATTGGGTCTTGGCCTCCTTGTCGGTTGTTCTGCTGCTGGTGGTCTGCCTCCGGGCGGTATCAATGGAAATCATGTTCCCATTGACCAGATAGGCGTTTCCACCCTCCGCCTCGGAGATGGGGTTCAGGTTCTCCAGCTCCCGGATGTCGTTGGCGCTCATCCAGCCGTTCTGCCGGGCGATGGCGTAGCCCTCCATCCGGCTCTTGTAGTCGCCGCGCATCAGGCCGTCCATGTTGAACGCCACATAAAAGCGCCCCTTCTCCTGATCGGAGAACAGGATGCGATTCATGGACTGTTCGATTCGTACCAGCCAGGGGCGGATCGTGTGGACGGCGAAGTCGATGCTCTGATGCTCGATGTTCGAAAAGGTGGCATGCTCCAGGTTACACACCAGATGGGGCGGCACCCGGAAGATGCGGCAGATTTCATCCACCTGGAACTTCCTCGTTTCGAGGAACTGCGCCTCGTTGTTGGGGATGCTCAGGGGAGTGAACGTCATGCCCTCCTCGATGACCGCCACACGGTTGGCGTTGCCGGAACCGCCGTAGGCCGCGTTCCAGCTTTCCCGCAGCGCCTTCGGGTTCTTCACCGTGTTCGGGTGTGTCAATACACCGGAGGGCCGAGCGCCATTGGCGAAGAACTTACTGCCGTATTCCTCCGCCGCCAGCCCCAGCCCGATCGCGCTCTTCTCCAACGCGATGGGGCTGTAACCCATGATGCCGTCAAAGCCCAGCCCCGGAATGTGGAGCACCTGGGGCGGCTTCAGGCTGACGGTCTTGCCGTCGCTGGTGGTGTAGGTGTACGTCAGGTTGCCCTTGCTGTCCCGATCCACGTCCATGTGGTCGGGCAGCAGCGGGTAAAGTCCCACGATGCCGTTCTTGCCTGTGCGAATGATCTGGCAGTAGGAATTGCCGTAGATCAGCAGATGCGTGAGCATGACCTCGCGCAGCACAAACGACGTCATTTCGCTGTTAGGCTCGTCGTGCAGCAGCCGGTACAGCGGATGCTCCGTGGCCTTCCTGTTGCCGTTTTCATCCTGCTCGTACACCCCCAGCGGCAGGCTGGCGATGGTCTCGGAGATCACGCGCACACAGGCGTAGACCGTAGAGAGCTGGATCGCGCTTTGCGCTGTGACGCTCTTGCCGGAACCGCTGGTGCCGAAGTAGAACGACGGCGCACCCGAGACGGCGTCCTTGGGCTTATCCCTGGCCCGAAAGAGACTGGAAAAGGGGTTCTTCATGTAAAAATCACTCTTTCCTGGTAGAAATATGGCTTGGAGTGTGCTATAGTTTTGGCAAAGCCAAAACCGATGCGTCAGTTGATACCGGCAGGGATTCATTACAATCCGCTGCCGGTTTTCTTGTCATGGCACTCTTTGCAGAGCGCCTGCCAGTTGTTCACATCCCAGAACAGGCGCTGGTCGCCGCGATGAGGGAGCACATGATCCACCACAGTTGCAGGCGTCAGTTTACCCTCCGCCTGACAGTAAACGCACAGCGGATGCCGCCGCAGATATGCGGCCCGCGCCTCGCGCCACCTTCGATCATAACCCCGATAGGCAGCGCCGCCGCGCAAACGGTCACTGCTTTCAGATATGTGTTCTTTGCAGTAGACCTGCCCCTGTTCGCAGAACCCGGCACAGCCAGGATAGCGGCAGGGTCTTCTTGGTTTTTGGGGCATCACACTCACCTCACAGTATCAGGAGCCCACGATCATCATAGACGGAGCTGCCGTTCTGGTTCTTCATGGCCCTGTCGAGCGCCATTACCAGCGCCACCGCGCCGTCCACCTTCTCCGTGGATTTCTCCTTATCGATTTTCAGGTTACCCGCCGGATCTGTGCGCACGAAGGCGTTGTCCATGTTCCAGCGGAGCACCGGGTGTCCGCCGTGATTGAGCTTTCGCTCCAGCACGATGCGCATGAGCTCCTTCGTGGGCGGGCTCATATCTCGAAAACCCTGTCCGAAGGGCACCATCGTGAAGCCGTCGTCCTCCAGCTGCTGCACCATCATCGTGGCATTCCACCGGTCATAAGCGATCTCCCGGATGTTGAACCGTTCGCCCAGCTTCAGGATGAACTGTTCGATGAAGCCGTAGTGGACGACGTTGCCCTCCGTCGTCATGATGAAACCCTGTTTTTCCCATTTGTCATACATGACGTGATCGCGCCGGACGCGCAGCTGCAGCGTGTCCTCCGGGAGCCAGAAGAACGGCAGCACGATGTACTGCTCGTCCTCGTCCCTGGGCGGGAACACAAGCACCATGGCCGTCAAGTCGCTGGTACTGGAAAGGTCGAGTCCGGCATAGCATTCACGGCCCTCAAGTTCATACTCATTGACCGCTCCGCCACACTCGTCCCACTTGTCCATCGGCATCCAGCGCACGGACTGCTTGACCCATTGATTCAGACGCAACTGGCGGAACATGTTCTCATCGGCGGGCGTCTCTTGGGCTTTGCGGAAGGCATCCCGCACTTTGTCGATGGAGATGGTCTTGTCCAGGGAGGGATTGGCTTTGTACCAGTTCCTCTCATCTGTCCAGTCGGCGTCGTCCGACAGGCCGAACAGTACCGGATAAAACCGGGGATCATCCTTCCGGCCCTCGATGATGTCGAGCGCCTTCTGGTGGACTTCCCAGCAGATGCTGTTCCTGTCGGTGCCCGCTGTCGTGAGCAGGAACCACAGCGGCTGCTTCCTGGCGTCGCCAGAACCCTGGGTCATGACATCGTACAATGCGCGGGTCGGCTGCGTGTGCAGCTCGTCAAAGATGCAGGCGCTGACGTTCAGGCCGTGCTTCGTGGCCACCTCCGAGGACAGAACCTGGTAAATGCTTCCCGTCGGCTGGAATACCATGCGCTTGGTGGAGGGAATGATCTTTATCCTTCTACTGAGCGCTGGTGACTGCTTCACCATGTCAACGGCCACGTCAAACACAATCGCGGCCTGCTGACGGTCGCTGGCGCAGGAATAAACCTCCGCCCGCCACTCGTCATCGTTGCACAGCATATTCAGCGCGATGGCCGCGCCGAGCTCACTCTTTCCATTCTTTTTTGGTATTTCGATGTAGGCCGTGTTGTACTGCCGCATGGTGGGGTCATCGTCCCGCACCGTGCCGAACACGTCCCGCACGACCTTCTCTTGCCAGGGCAGCAGCTTGAAGGGCTGGCCGTGAAACTCGCCCTTGGTGTGGCGCAGGCATTGAATGAACTGCGTCACCCTCCGGGCTTTCGCCTCACTGAACATCCTGCCACCCGCCCTTCAGAACCGACTCCATGGGGTCGTCATCGTTACCCTTTTCGCCGGTATTCGCATAC